AACGTTCTCTACCTCATTGACGATTGGAGGGCGAATAAAGCGCTTGCAGGAATAAGAGACAACGAGCTCTTTAGAGACTTCCTTTTAAAGAATGGGACTGGAAAGCATGTTGATCGGGATGTCATTGTACGAGATCAGAAGAAGTTAGAGAAGTTGCGAGAAAAAATGTTCCGTAAGAAGACAAACTTGTTAGGATCATTTTTCGAGTTTGGTGACCGAAGCATCATACTTGAAGGTACACCATTTACGTCAACAATGGGTTACGATCCAAGTTCATTTCTCTATAAATATAGATTAGAGAAAGCAGAAGTTGAAATGCCGAATAAACGATATCGACAATGGATCTATGGATCACTTGCTGATCATTCGCGATGGCATAAAAAACTTGGCGCCACATGGCCAATCGTTGCGCATCTCCGTAAGAATGGGAACTTCTTATCAGAACCAGAATTATTGCAACGCTACGCAGCATCGACTGGAATGTTAGCACCATGTTATCAAGCTTCTGGATCAGGTTGGTGGAGACCAAGATACATTCATGCAGCTCGATGCCGTACACCTATGCATGGAGATAAATCAGAAGCATCTGGATTCCATAGAGATTACTATAAGGATGTAACGCAAATCGAAGAGATGACTGTACAGCAACGTCGTGAGTTTGCTACTGATCAATTTGATATGGTAATGAAAGCAATACCATCATGGAAAGATGTCGTAGAAAAGATCGATACCATTGTGAGGAAAGCAGCAAAATGAAAGAGACAAATATCATAAAGAAAAAGTTATGTGGAAAGTGTAGGCATTTTGAACGACATCGATCATTAGAGAAAGGAAACTGTGAAGCATACATTGCACTTCCGTTTTGGATGCTGATCGGTGTGAATACTGTGGTTAATGCTGTTGATGGTGCTGATTGTAATCTGTATATGGATTTACCGAATGGAGATGGTGATCATGCCGACAACGGTAATCAACGGAAAGCGAAAGAAGAATCTGGGCATTGAGTCGGTGTATATAGGACGTCCATCAATATGGGGCAATCCATTTGTCAATCAATTTGTGGCGGCAAAGTATCATTGGAAAGATGTTGGTATTTCTTCTCCAGATGCAGTGAAAGCGCATAGAGCATGGTTGAGCGGGGAAGGTTATACGAATGTGATGCAGAAAAGACGACAAGAAGTTTTAAAGAGAATTGGTGAGCTGAAAGGCAAAGTACTTCGGTGCTATTGCAAACCTCAACCATGTCATGGCGATTATCTCGCAGAATTGGCTGATGAATATGAACTCAAGACTTCGTAGAAGTAGTATCGAGCCAATAATTAGATACTATGAGACGAGTAAAGAAATCGATAGCATGCTTGAGAAGACGCTTGCATCAAAGCGAGAAATTCTAGAGAGGATGAACATGAATCTAAATCTTAATCATAATTATTGGATGGAGCATTGTGATGTGGCGTCAAAGGCTTCAACATGTCGTGTCAAGATTGCTTGTGTTATTGTGCGTGACAATATATTGCTTGGGATTGGCTATAATGGGAGTGCTAGCGGCGATGATCACTGTGCCGATATTGGCTGTCTATTTGTGGAAAATCCTATTGCTGGATCCGGATCTACAGGTAAATCGTGTATCAGAACTATTCACGCTGAAATGAATGCAGTGTTGAAATGTACGGCGCGAGGAAATAAGAAAGATGGGTGGTTGGTATCATACTCATCGTATCAACCTTGTCTCAATTGCACAAAAGCATTGATTCAAATTGGTGTGCGAACATTTGTATGGAAAACACCATATAAAGATGAATGGCGAGATCTTTATATGGTGTCGCTATCGCATAAGATTCGATTAGAGCAGGTGTTAGAGTCATTTCAGTTGAATGAGGACTAGTAGGTGGAATATGATACCAAACTATTTGATAGTGTTTGCTATTGGGATGCTCGTTGGTACAGTATTAAATGAGTATAAACCTAGAGAAGGTAACATTGAAAAACGATTAATACATGCACAATGTTATTCGTATAATGGCAAAACATGGGATAGGTTGACAAATGCCAAGTATTGATCGTGATAGATGTGTGGCAAAATCTATTGCAGCAAAGAAATTATGGAAAAATAAAAAATATCGGCGTAAGATGTCGGTGATTAGGAAAGCATATTATTTAAAAGGAAGAATGGAATATGAAAAAATAAATGGGAAAGGTAGTTGGCATGGTAGACATTTTAGGGAAACTAAAGCAGCTCTTATAAAAGCGTATGGTGGAAAATGTAAATGTTGTGGTGAAACAATACCAGAGTTTCTAACTCTAGACCATACATGTAAGAAAACACGAGAGTTGCATAGAAAAGTTGGAATGGGAGGTAGGTTATACAAATGGCTTGAAAGACAAGGATATCCTAGAGATGGTATACGTTTGCTGTGCATGAATTGTAACTTAGCTACATCTTGGGGAAGAATATGCCCTCATAAGAAAAAGAATAGAAGGTCATATGCCAGATCCAAATAGAGCAGTTGCAATAGATACAGAATTTAATAACCGCAAGATGCCGTTCATCATTACGTCATGTGATTGGAAATTGAATGCTGAGCTTTACAATGCACATCGACCGGAGCAAATCGAAAAGATCAAGCGAATTGCGGAAGACCCATCCATCACGAAAATTATGTTTCCGTATACTGTTGATGCGCATGTTCTGAAGAATGTTGGCATCTACTGTAAAGGTCCTTGGGAAGATCCACTTATTGCTGGAACGCTATTGGATGAGAATTTTGCAAGTCGCAAAGGTTTAAAGCCAATGGCGCAACGATATCTCGATGCAGATATCAAAGAGAAGAAAGCACTTGCACCATATATACGAAAAGCAAAGAAGAAATGTAAGGAGGAAGGTACTGAGTTTGATTTTTCGATGCTACCACGTTTTAAGGTAAAGCCATATGCAATCGAAGACGCCGTCTTTACTGAAAAATTGTGGTTTCTTTTTCGTGGTCCGATTAAAAAGTTTGATGCAATCTATCAATTTGAAAAGAAGCTTGTACCAATCATTTTGAAGATGCAAGAATTTGGAATGATGGTTGACCGTCCTTTTGTACGGAAACAAGCAAAGCAATATGGGCAGGATATCATTGATACGCAAGCAAAGCTTGTAGGATATCTCAAGAAACACAATGTCAAATGGACATCAAAGACCGGTGAGTTCAAATGCAACTCTCCAAAATTGTTGGGCGACTGTTGCAAACAACTTGGTATTGGATTACCAATCAATGATAATGGAAATCTCGTTACAGATGCAAAAGCATTAATGCAGCATGACGATCATCCGTTTATTAGTTTGGTATTGTTAGATAGATTTTATCGAAAGCAGAAAGGCACGTACTTTGATCCTTTGTGGAAGAGACACACGACAGCAATTGATCCATTTGCAAGATTCTTTCTTTTCTCATCAGGAGCAAGAACTGGAAGAACATCTGCTGAACTGATCCAGACAATTCCAAGACCAGATGAGAGTCGCACAACGAAGGCACCGAAGATTGCAAGACGTGCATTTATTCCTCGACCAGGGTATACGTTTATTGCAATCGATTATAAAGCTTTGCAAATGATGATCTTTTTTCATTATGCAAATGCAAAGCTACTTATTAAGAGAGTCATTGATGGATGGGATCCGCATGACGCAGCTTGTAAAATGTTGTTCGGTATTATTGAGAAAGAACTTCGTAAAGACACGAAGAACATCCAATTTGCGCTTGTCTTTGGAGCTGGCGCAACAAAAATTATTGGGATGTTGTTACGTAGTAAAGCGAGAAAGAAAACGACGAGATTAGAAGCAGAGCAAATTCTCAATCGATATTATGCTGGTGTGCCAGTAAAAGAGTATTCCAAGAAATGTGTGAGTGAATTGTATCGAACTGGAGTCTTGAAGTTGGAATTCGATTCACCGTTGATGTCATTTCATCGTGAATATAAAGTGCCACATGAATTTGCGTATAAAGGTCCAAACGTACTCATTCAAGGCACAGAAGCCTATGTAGTAAAATCAGCAATGATTAGATGTGATGAACGCATTGAGCAAAGTGGAATGGATGTGCGAATGCTGATGAATGTGCATGATGAGTTGCTATTCGAAGTTAGCAATAAAGAATCATTGCCATTAATTGTAAATGAACTTGTGAAGGCAATGGAAGATCACGTGACATTCAAAGTTCCATTGCGAGTAGAGGCGAAAGTTTCAAATGAGAGTTGGGGATCAGTAAAAGAATGGAAAGACGTTAAACATCTCTATCAGCGGAGGAAAGTTCATGTCGTTTAATCTACATCGGGATGTGTTTGAGTTCCACAAAAAATTTGAGATACCAATTGAGAAGTATCCTGCATTTCCAGTGAAAGAACTTCTTGATTTCAGAATGAAGTTTTTGAGAGAAGAAGTCGACGAGTTTGGAGAGGCTGTAAGAAACGACGATATCGTCAAAGCATTTGATGCGCTTATTGATGTCGTATACGTTGCGATTGGAACTGCTGTCATTATGAACCTCCCATTTGAAAAGGGATGGGATATTGTCCATTCAGCAAATATGACAAAGATACGAGCAAAGAATGCGAGTCAGTCAAAACGAGGAACAGCATTTGATGTCGTCAAACCTTCAAATTGGATTGCGCCAGATATGATGTTACATTCATTGCTGTTGAAGCATGAGTATGAGTTAAAAACAAAACGTAATGATAAAGAGGATGATGAATGAAGACGATTATGGCCATCGATCCATCGATTAACTATTGTGGTGTGGCAATCTTCGATAAGAAGTCAAAAGAACTTGAGCATGCGGTTCTGGTAACACCAGATAAAATCACAAAGAGAGATGGTGAATTCTATGATAAAGCATACTCAGTGTTTAGAAAAGTCTCGGAGTTGCGAGAAGAATATGATGTTGTGGCGATTGTATGTGAATTGCCAGATCACTGGAGCGTTGCGGGTCATGCAGCAAGAGAGGCAGGATCAATCGAAAAGTTAGCATTCATGTGTGGGTTGTTTTATCAAATGCGAGACAAAGTCGATAAATTTGTCTTCACATTACCAAGAGGTTGGAAGGGACAACTTTCAAAAGAGGTCACAAAAAATAGGATTGCACCGACATATTGTGGAAAAAAGAAATGGCAATATAGTGAAGATGAATGGGAAGAATTAAACCATAATATTTGTGATGCAATTGGGATTGGACATTGGGCAATTTATGGGAGAGTGTGACGTTAGATAAATTGATAGGAGGAGCAATGGACCAAGTATTTTGGATAATGGCAATTGTAACTGTAATTGGTGTTAGTGTTATCGCAGGATATTTCACATATAAAGAGCTACAGCGCAAATGGAAAATTGAAGAATTATATGGAGATTTTATCTCACTTATTGAGACAACGTATAAATCTAGGTTGAGTGGGAGTAACAGATTTATCGTAAATCAAGATGTGCTTCGCACTGTATATGCAGAAGCAACTGCAGATGAAATTGAAGGATTGTTTAAACGATTAGTTGATGCAAAGGTCATTGATCGCGATCCTGTTGATCAGGCATGGAGCTTACGTTGATATGATTCGCACATCTTTGATGGGACATCAAGTTAAGATATCTGAATTTGCGAGAGTGAGAAAAGCTGCAGGTATTTTCGCAGATTATGGAACAGGAAAAACTCTTGCAGCATTAGATATAGTCGATAAAGCAAGATTACGTCGAGTACTTGTAGTGTCAACAAAGTTGAGTGTGCAATCAACATGGCCGTCTGAAATTCGGCAACATTCAAATTTTCGATGGGTTGTATTAGTTGGATCGAGAAGAAAGAAAGGTCGATTGCTGCAATATGGAATGAGAGCATCTCATGTTTCAGCAGGTCCATACAATGCAAAGTCAAGTAATACTGTACTATTTCTCGTCAATTATGATGGCGTAAAAAATATCTATCGAGAAATTACGACATGCAAATGGGATGCAATTATTCTTGATGAGAGCACGAAGATTAAATCGCCACATACGATGCGCACAAAGGTGCTATGGGATATTGGAAAGAGGATACCACGTCGATATATTATGACGGGTTTTCCAGTCACTGAAAACATTGCAGATCTCTATGCACAAGTTAAATTTCTCGATGATACGAATATGCTAGGCTCGTCGTATTACGCATTTATTAATACATATTTTGTAAAAGTTGGAATGAAGACGTTGCCTCGCCGTAAGATGGTGAAGGAGCTTATTGATAAAATTTCTACATTCTGTATTCGCGTTTCTAATAAGTCGTTAAAGCTGCCACCAGTTATATATAAGCCAATTGAGATTGAGATGACTGCAAAGCAAAAACAATTGCTGGCAGAATTTAAGAGTACGTATAAACTTGAATTAGGAAAGGTAAAGATTGATACACAATATATTTTTGCGCTAATTTCAAAGTCGCTACAAATTTGTGATGGGTATGTGCAAGATGATAAAGGCAATGTTGAGACGATTCCAACAAACAAAGATGAAGCATTGATAGAGACGCTTGATGAAATGGATGCAAAGCATAATAAGGTTGTGATATGGGCAGCATTCAGATTCTCGATCAATAAAATTCGTCGCATTCTAACAAGGTTAGGATATGGAGTTCTTGGATTAACTGGCGCAACTGAAGATCCAGAATTAGTCATTAAAAGGTTTCAGCATGACAAGAGATATACCATTTTGTTGGCAACTCAAAAGAAAGCGGCAGAATCAGTCACACTTACTGCGAGCAAATTTGCAATATATTATTCCAATCACTGGTCGTACGATCTCCGCGCAAATAGCGAAGCGCGAATTAGACGAAAAGGATCTGAGAAACATTCATCTATCACTTACGTTGATTTCGTTACGAAAAACACTGTAGAAACAAAAGTCTATGATTGTTTGCGTAAAAAGAAAAATCTCATCACAGAATTGAAGAGCTCGTTTAAGGAGGTCGGATGAATGGCTAAGAATAGACTATTCGTCTCGTATTCTAGTATGAGTGGATTTAGAAAATGTCCACGATACTATTATTGGAAACACGTGCGACGTTTAGAGAAAATTGTATTGAAGATTCCATTTATCACTGGACGTATTATGCATAATGGAATTCAGACATTATTTTCTAATCCGCATCGTGCTGAGCAAATCGTTAAAGATAGTTTTAAAGATGAGGCACAAAAAGCTCGTAAGCAATTTCCTCAAATGGAAATACGAGATGAAGAGAAACTTGCTGAACAGGCGTTTACGACAATTGGAATGTTGCGTGCATTTCGATATCATTATGCAAAGTTTCTAAAAGCAACGCGACATATTAAGACTGAGAAAGAGTTGCAATACGATTTGAATAGTAAGGTGACGGTGGTAGGAAAAATCGATAATATTCTTGAGAATCAAGGAGCAAACTACATTTATGAATTGAAAAATCTAAAGAGTTTGGATATGCATCGTGTGCAAGGAATTAGGACTGATCCTCAGTCAAGTTTGTATCATACGATTAATAATTTGATAGAGACGAAAAAGGCAAATAAAGTTGATGGGATTATCTATCAAATTATTCGTAAGCCAAGCATACGGCAAAAGAAGTCAGAATCAAAAGGTGAATTTTTACGAAGGTTGGAAGATTGGTATCAAACTAGTGATGGTCTTAAATTCCATTTAGAGCGATTAAAGAAGCCATTTATTGACGGTGCGCATGTACTCAATTCCTTGAAAAAAGTCACTGAGCATATGCTTAGTTGCAAAACAAAGGAAGACTACTTTCAAGATTTTAATTACTGCATTCATGAATGGGGAACATGTCAATATTATGGGCTATGTCATGGAGATGAGAAGAAGGAAATTAAATTGTTGACAATTCGACCAGCGTACAAAGTAACCGAGAATGAGAATGAGGAGGCAGAAGACGATGGCGACGAATAATTATGCGAGAGGATTTAGTGAAGATGTAGATATTGAGATTCAAACATCAGATGGAAAGATTTCGTTAGAGCGATCAGCGTTCATGTTTTTCGGTCCACCAAAAATTGGAAAAACAAATCTTGCGTCTGGTTGGCCAAATGCCGTATTTCTCGTTACGTCAGAGAAAGAAGTTAAACGATTGAAGGTGCCGTATATTCTTGTGAATAGTCATAAGCGATTAGTTGCAGCTGTTGATTACCTTATTGAGAATCGAAAAAAGTTGCCATACAGAACAGTAGTATTCGACTTTGTTGATGCAATGTATACAAATGCTGAAATGTATATTTGCAAAAAGCTAAAGATTGAACATCAGTCAGAAGCTGGATACGGTAAAGGCGTTGGGATGATCGATAACGAGTTCAAAAAAGTAATGAACAAAATTATCGGATCTGCGTATGGGTGTATTTTCATCTCGCATATGCAAATCAAAGATGTCAATACAATGAATGGTGTCGTAACAAAAACAATTTCAACATTACCTGATCGAGCACGTCGTATTATCATTCCACTCGTATCGGTAATAGGTTGCATTGATTTTAAGGAGGTAAAAACAAAAGATCCAGAAACAGGTAAATTGATACGCAAACAGAAGAGAATGATTTCATTTGAACCTTCTGAGTATTTAGAGGCTGGAGATAGAGATGGATTTCTTCCAAAGGAATTATACTGCTTTGCAGATCCTAAGAAGACATACGCTTTAATAGCGGATTACTATTCCGGCCGCAAAAAGAAAGGAAAGGATGAATGAGGAAAGGAGGTGGAATATGTAGATGATAATGTGCCAACCGAAGATGAGATGAGATGGATAGCTTAACGCGTTAACCTAAATGTTTACAAATCAAGGAGTGTTACATAATGGCTACTGATATCGCAAAGTCACTGAAGAAGCTTTCCAAGTCGTGGTCCAAGACCGAAGCTCGGACCGGTGGTTCGCAAGTTAAAGATGGCGAATACACTGCAGAGTTGGTGAGCATGACGGTCGGTACTTCTAAGAATGGCCGTTTGCAGGTGGCTGAGAAGTTTAAGATTGCCAGTGGTAAGTTGAAGGGTAAGGAGATCACGACGTATCATGGTCTCGAGAATGAGAACAACATTGCATTCTTTAAGGGTCACTGTGAGGTAATCGGCGTTGATCTTCCTGATGATATGGAAGATTTGCCAGATGCTTTGGAGAGCTTCGTCGATGATAATGCTGAGGAGTTTTCTATTCGCGTAAAGACCAATGACGGTGGATACCAGAACGTCTCCGTGGTTGGAACCGCAGACAGTGAATCTTCAGAGGAAGAAGAAGAGTCTGAGGAAGAAGAAGAGAACGAAGAAGAGAACGAAGAAGAGGAAGAGAACGAAGAAGAGGAAGAAGAGGAAGAGGAAGAGGAAGAGGAAGAGAACGAAGAAGATGAGGAGAAGGAAGAGAAGCCTAAGAAGGGAAAGAAATCCAAGAAGGCTAAGAAAGAGAAGTCTTCTAAGAAAAAGAAGAAGTCAAAGAAGTAGTAATCAGTAGCCAGTAACTCGCTGGGGTCGAGCGTAAAACTCGATCCCAGCGTTTCATTGAGGATATAAACATGTTGAATAATCTCGGCGACATTGCGAAATCAAAATTTCACAACACGCCGATTCGAATTAGGGCAATTGTATCTGGAAGAAGTGCAACACCATATAAAATTCCAAAGCATGTTGAAGTACAATGCCTAGACTCTGAATGCAGAGGAGGTAAATGTAAGTACCAACAAGCAACAAAGATAGAAGTTACTGCAAAAGACGAAAAGTTTTTAATGTTCTTAGATGTGACTACGCAACGAATTCCAGCAGTTATGCGAACATATATCGGTACGTCTTGTAAAATGTTGAAGATTAACGTCATTGAGACTCAAAACGTATTGCGTATATTTATTTCGCAACCACCTGGAGAAGATAGAACGAAATGGTCTGCCGCACAAACATCATATTTTGTTGGACATGAATTAGATTCTAATCATACATATTATCTCGATGGATATTCAACTGTTGAACCTAAATCGCAAATAACTACATATGTATTTAGTAACGCTGAGAAGGCAAAATCTGATATAGAATCTTTTGTAATGTCGCCAAAATTGCATAAACGTCTTTCAGTGTTTTCCAAAAAATTCGATACTGTAGAAGATGTATGGATATATTTAGGCGAATTGTATCAATCATATGCATTAAATGTTACGAAGATTTACGGTCGGTTTTTGCTACATATGGTAGTTGATGTAGTGTTTCACAGTGCGTTAGAATTTAAGTTTGTGCATGGAAATAAAGCTCCAGCAAGAATCGATGCAATTGTGTTGGGAGATACGAGATGCGGTAAAGGTCACGTTGCAGAAGGACTTCATAGATTTTACGGTGTTGGAGAAGTTGTTGGAGCAGAGAATTGCACGTTTGCCGGATTGGTTGGAGGTGCTCAACAGATTGGAGCTCATTGGGTAATTTCATGGGGTCGCATTCCTCTAAATGATAGAGGTCTTGTAACAATAGACGAAGCATCTGAGTTAAAAGAAAATGATTGGACTCGGATGTCGCGAATTAGAAGTGAAGGTATCGCTGAAGTTACAAAGATTGTGCAACAGATCACGAATGCGAGAACGAGATTATTATTTTTAGCGAATCCACCAAGTCGGTCAATGGCAAATTATACGTTTGGTATTCATGCTCTGCAAGATTTAATTAGAGCGCCAGAAGATATTGCACGATTTGATTTTGCGTGTATCGTATCGCATGAAGAAGTTCCGATTGAGGATATTAATAAATATCACAGTGAAACAAAATCAATTTACTCGCAGAAAGAAGAGCGTGAATTGATTATGTGGATTTGGAGTCGTACTCCAGATCAGATAGAATTTTCTAAAGAAGCGATGGATGCGATTATGTCGAGTTCAAATCGCTTAGGTAAGTTTTACGATATCGGTATTCCGCTAATCCAAGGAGAGAATATTAGGTTTAAGTTAGCAAAAATTGCGATTGCGTTTGCAGGTCGTTTGTATAGTAATGAGAATAATGGACAGATTCTAAAGGTGAAAAAGCTTCATGTAGAATGTGCTGCAACATTTTTACGATGTGTATATAAAGCTGACGTAAATGGATATTACGATCATTCATGGCAGAAGAAAGAGCTTAACCCAAAATTGCAAGATAAAAACATTAATGGAATTACTTCATATTTTCGCTCATTTAAAAGTCAAAATGAGGCATATGAATACCTATTAAGTAATTCATTCATTAATGCGAAGGATATTACTGAGCATTTAGATGTATCCATTACGGTTGCAACTGAGGTGATCTATCATCTCATTAAGTATAAGTGTATTGTAAAGAAAGGCACATTGTATGTCAAGACAGCGCATTTTACGCGATGGCTTAGAGGATGGGTTAGAAAAACTAGAAAAAAGCCTAACACCGACAATTAATTTTCGTGGGATGAAGATCTATAAAATTTCAGATATCCCAGTTAAGTTAGTGCAACTCACTAAATGGCTACCAGCAGTTCCTACCGAACTTGATTTCATCAAAAGCGAGTATGAGAGAATCAAAGCTGATAAGACACGTGTGTGTATTGTAGCGACTTCTGACTACAGGATAGCGCTCTTCGTAAACGACATGACAAATGGCGTGTTTAACTCATTAGGAGAAGAAAACTGATCTAGATATAAATAATTAATAAATTATACTAATATACAAATGATTTATTATATTTTATAATAGATACAGTTAGCCGCTATATGCATGGTGCGTATAGCGTTGCCTAACCTAAATGGAGGGTAGCATGGCCAAATCAGCAAAAGTTTCTGCGAAGAAATCAGTCACTTCAACTAAGGGTAAAGCGAAGGAAGCAATGAGCACGAAGACGGACAAGAAAGGGAAGGCACTTCCTACACGTGAAGCACTCGATAAAATGAAGATGGCAATCCCAGTTACAATTGACGGTCAAGCGCTTATTGGGAGCAAGAAGCAATTCAAGAAAGGAAGCGTTGGATATAACACGAGTGGAAAGATCATCATTGACGGTGTAGTATGTCAAGTGTCATGCAACATCGTTGCTGTTGGGAGTAAGGAGCTCGCAAAGAGCGAAGGTTTTGTAGAGGGAGAAGATGATAGCGATAACGATGAATAGCTGACTGGTAGCGTGGTGACGCAGGGACGCGTACGCGCGATCGAATACGCTGCAGTCAATAAGATGATTACATATGGAGCTCGTATGAAATCTTCTAAACACCGTCAGATTTTATTTGCACGTCGCCCAAAATTCACTGATACTATGTTAGCGAAATTAGAGCATGTTTTGCGTATGCATTTACTTGGTAAATGTCACATTTGCACAGAACAGACAGACAGAGTGGCAATCAGCCCTATGGGACTGGTGATATATGAATGTGGACCATGCAAGAAATGTTTGGCGCGGTGATGCAGTGTCGCGTACGCGCGCAATCAATTAGATTTGTTGAATAAACATTCAAATGAAAGGTTCAACAATGAAAGTGATTCATCCAATAACATGGGTGGTAATGGGATCAACTGCATTATTTGCAATTTACGTTGCGGTAAAGTTGCTCATCTTACAGTAAGAGGGTAATGATGAGTCGAGTTGCAAAAGAATGGATTCCAAATTCAGCGGAAACCGATGATGAATTATCAAAAGGAGAGTTTACTGATGAAGAGTCAATGAGGAGATACTATATTCAATCTCGAATGCGTGAAATGGAATTAGGTATTAAGAAGCGAAAGAAGTCTGCAAAGAAAGCAGAAAAACGAATGGGTGGTCCACCTAAAATTTGGTCAGAAGAGGCCAATAGAAAGAGAGTAGAGAAAATGGCTAAAGGAGAACTCGTAAAGGAAGAAGGAAAAAAGGCGGTTAAGAAGGTTGAACCAGCAAAAGACAAGAAAGGACCGTCAAAGAAGATTGTAAAGTTGACCGCCAAAAAGGAGAAGGAAAATACAAAGCGCAAATCATCTACAAAGGAAAAGGAAACAGGAAAGAAGAAAGATAAGAAAGTTCGTAAAAGTAGAGGCGCATCAATTGTTGATGGTAAGATTACGCTCCTCACAAAAGAGAATCCAAAGCGCAAAGGCACGAATGCGTACAAAAAGTTTGAGCTCTACAAAAAGCACAAGAACATTGCCTCATTCTTAGAGGCTGGTGGAAAGAGAAGTTCATTACGGTATGATGAGAAACATGGATACATTAAGCTGTCTGGTATCGTGAAGAAGGGTGAATGAAAAGATAAGAAAGAAGCAGCATAACTATCTATCGTCAATGTCTTGTGTGAGTATAGAGTAGATAGGAATTAATTCACTATTACCTTAACTCCACAACGGGAAGGCGTACATGAAGAACAAGTTTTGGAGGTGTCATGCCAGGGAAAAAAGGCGTGAAGTTAATGCCAAGATTATCCAAGTCAGGAAAATGGAACTCTCTTAAAGAGTTGGTCTTCTCGTTGTTGGAAGCGAATCCAAATATTCGTAAACAGGATGTTGACAAAGAGGTTGCAAAGGAATATCCAACAGCAAATTTTCTTAAGCATGGTGAAAAGAGAGGACATTTTGCGTGGTATAAGCATCGATTCATGAGAATGAAACTTGATGAAGCATCATTCAATATTAAAGAACCAGTCAGAGAAATTAAATCGTTAGAGTCTGCGTTTGAAGATTGCGACATTAAAGAAGGAGAAGAAATAGAGGCTCCACTTAAGAAACCGACCACGAAAAAAGCTGTAAATGCAAAGGTAGTTAAGCCAAAACCAAAGGCTAAAAAATAGGAGAATGAGGCTCGTATCTCTATGGATACGAGCTTCATTTACAACGAGATTATGAACGTATGTTTAAGAGTATTCATGAGAATGCTGCTCTACTTTTCAATGGTATTGCTAATGATAGCGCGGTTTGAGCTTGATATTGCTACATCAATAAAAGATTTTGTAATGAGGAAATTGAAATGAAACCGTCTCTCATGCTCGCTAAAAAGATTACACAAAGTGAATTAAAAGAATGGAATCAAAGAACATGGGAGAATCATTTCATTGAACCTAAAATTGATGGTGAGCGATTTGTAAGACTGAGAAACGGTGAATGGGTGTCACGGCAAGGTAAGCCAAAGTATAATGTGCAGAAGATCTGCAAAGCAATTGACAGCGTGAAAAAGTTTAAAGGTTACATCATAGATGGTGAATTGTTTGGAGGAGATTGGTCAGACACGATTAGCGCAGCGCACACGCATCACGATACTGGCATCCAGTTAGAATATAGAGTATTTGATGTAGTGCATGCAGATAAGGCCGATCAGCCTCTCACATTACGGAAAGAATACCTCAATGAGCTTGTAGAAGAGGCTTATAACATTTGCAAAATGGTAGTCGCTGTTCCATCGTCTGTCGTATCTTGTTACAGCGATTTTATGCATGAATACCGGCGCTATTTAGCAAATGGATGTGACGGTGCTGTCATAAAGGTTAGGAACGGCTCATACGAATTAAAGAGAAGCAGTCTATGGTTAAAGGTAAAACCATACTTTGAAATGGACTGCAAGATCGTAGGATTCAATGAAGGTGAGAAACGTTTGATTGGGACGTTGGGATCGATTGAAGTTAAGATCCCAATTGACGGTGGAAAATGGAGTACACTAACAACATCAGTTGGAACTGGCATAGACGATAGCAATAGAGATCTGATATGGAAGAATAGGAAAAAATTGAATGGAGTGTTAGCTGAAATCAGATACCGTAAAATTTCTGAAAAGGATAGGCTAATAGAACCACGGTTAGTAAAAATCAGAACTGACTTACTGTAATGGAGAGTGCTATGAAAAACGATACGGTTAAATTCACATTGCCAAATGGAACGCGTTGGAGTGTAGAAGGTGGAACATCACTAAGTCTAATGTTAGCTGAGTCAATGACAAAAATGAACCATGAAATGAGTAATGATAACACTGCCCAACAGGAACGTAGTGAAAAACATGTGTGAGTATACATAGAAGTTACTAGATAAAAGTATCTATGTACGTATTGTTTATAAAATTTTATAATGTATCATAATGGTCGTGTATATAGCTTTGCTGCGGAGCTATATACTACATACAACGCGCAGCAATACAAATGGAGGGTATCATGGCTACAGTAAAGGGAAAGAAGTCAACTGGAACGCTCAGCACTGAGATGCTTACAGGCCTCATGAAGGTCGCAGACATCTC